CCAAAAGATCTTGATCCTACATTTAATTTAACAAAAGGGTCTGCATGATTTGTGATATTTAACTTTTTATGATATAATAGTAAAAAACGTAATCGTTTAGGTCGTGACTAACGGAGAAAATAATGAGTGATCAAAATGAGGGATGGGACACCATTGAAGTTCCATCAAAAAATGAAGATAGTAAAATAGAATTTGAAGTTGAGGGTGAAGAAGAAAAAGAAGAAGTTCTTGAAACTGTAGAAGAACAACCAAAAGAAGAAGTTGTTGAAGCTGCACCTCAAGAAGAAGTTAAAGAAGAACCTAAAGAATTAGATGGTATTAAAACTAAAGGTGCTGAAAGAAGAATTAGACAACTCGTAAAACAACGTAAAGAACGTGAAGAACAAATTCAAAAATTAATAGCACAAAATGAACAGTTACAAAAAAGTTTAAAAACTAAATCTAATGATTTAGCACAAGTAACAAGTTCAAGTATTAATACGAATGAACAAAATTTAGAAAGAACAGTTGAACTTGCAAGAGCAGCATATCTTGAAGCTTTTGATTCTGGTGATAAAGATAAAGCTTTAGCTGCACAAGAAGCTTTAACAGAAGCTAAATCAGAATTAAAATCAATACAAAATTGGAAAACTAGATTAGAAAGACAAGTTAAACAAAAAGAACAAGAACAACCACAACAACAGGTTCAACAGCCACAACAACAAACTCAAGCTGTAGATCCAAAAGCTCAAGAGTGGGCTGAAGAAAATGAGTGGTTTGGTAAAGATACAATTAAGACTGCTGCTGCATTAGCACTAGATGCAGAATTAAAGAACGAGGGATATGATCCTAATGATGACGAATTTTACGAAGAAATTGACAAACGGTTGGAAACGGCTTTTGGTCAAACTTCGCAGCGTGTGCAGGATAACACGAAAGAACCTGCTCAAGTGGTATCGGGGAGTTCACGCTCATCTCCGACCTCTAGTAAAAAAGTTAAGCTTTCGAAAGAAGACGTAAGGCTTGCTAATAAATGGGGTATCCCACTTGAACAATATGCCGCTGAGAAAATGAAAGTTACTCAGGCTGACGGTGAATATACGAATATAACATAGCGTGGAGGAAAATATGACACGAAATGAATCACGTACTAAAAGTCAAAGAGAAAATTCAGTGAGAGAAGAACAATGGACATTTGAAGAGCCTAATGCTCTTGATATTCCTGAAGCTGTACAGCAGAGGTTTGATCAAGAACAAATGGCATTACGTTGGATACGAGTCTCCCTTCAAGGTCAAGATGACTATATTAATGTTGGTAAAAAACAGCAAGAAGGTTGGGTGTTCGTTGATCCTGAAGAAGTACCTGAAATGGCTTTATCCTCTGTCGTGAAAGAGGGTGGCAGGTATCATGGCACAGTAAGTCGTGGAGACTTAGCTCTTGCTAAGATACCAGCAGGAAGAGCAAAGGCTAGACAGAAATACTATGAAGATAAAGCTAATAACATGATGGATGCAGTTAATGCACAACTCATGAAAAATTCTGATTCTCGTATGCCTATTTCTAACACTAGCCGTTCTGTTACAACCAGAGGTAGGCAACCGTCTTTTCAAGACTAACTGCCTCTTAATTATTAAGGAGAATGAAACATGTCTAGTACCGCAGCATTTCGTGGTTTCATTCCTGCTCGCAAAAAAGGTGGTAACTATAATAATGAAGCTGTCACGGATACCATTGAGATTACCTCAACTGGTATGACAGGTAGCCCCACGAACAAAATCTTTACTGGTGATCCAGTGGTTTTGCCGGGTGCTAACTTCGCTACTATATCTCCATTTATTGCTGCAACTCTGAAGCCTTCTGGGGTTTTTATGGGTTGTCAGTATGTAGAAAATGGAGAGCAAAAGTTCTCACGTTTTTGGCCGGGTACTGTATCAGCCACGGATATTAAATTCTTTGTAATAACTGATCCTGATCAGACCTATTACATTCAAGCTTCTCTTACCGTTTCAGCGGCTGAGTTGCTTGTTGTTAAAAACTATAATGTGACCGTTAGCTCAACTGCTTCTAGTGGTAACACAGTTACAGGTCAATCCAGCTACTATCTTGATGGTGCATCTGGTGTTGAATCTGCTGCTGCTGTTCGTGCGATTGGCAGAGCTAAGTTTCCAGACGAGGGTAGCGATGATGCGAAACCAATTCTTGAAGTTTGGTTGAACCATCACCGTGATCGTTTTGTAACTGCTACGGCATCAACGGCTTAATAAGGAGGGTTTATTATGGCTATTAATAGAGCTAGTATTAGCAAACAACTCCTTCCGGGTCTAAATGCTGTATTCGGGATGGAGTATGGAGAGGTCAACGATGAACACGCACCTCTCTATGAAACTGAAAATTCAGACCGTGCTTTTGAAGAGGAAGTGCTCTTCACTGGTTTTGGTACTGCCCCTGTAAAGGGTGAAGGTGCAACCGTTATCTTTGATGACGCACAAGAAAGCTTCACGGCTCGTTATACACACGAGACGGTGGCTCTTGCCTTCGCTGTCACAGAGGAAGCGATGGAAGACAATCTATATGATTCGTTTGCCAAGCTTCGTGCTCGTGGCCTTGCTCGTGCAATGGCAAATACCAAACAAGTGAAAGCTGCTAACCTTTTCAATAATGGTTTCTCTGACACTATTGGTGATGGTGCTGCGTTCTTTTCTGCTTCGCACCCCACAATCTCTGATGGTAATCAGTCTAACCTTCTTGCGGCGGCTGACCTTACAGAAGCAACACTTGAAACTGCTCTTACTACGATTCAGAAACTTAAAGATGATCGTGGTATTTTGATTGGTGCAAGTGCTGTTTCACTTCATGTTCCTGTTGACTCATGGGCGATTACAGATCGTATCTTGGCAAGCCCCGGCAACACTCAAACGAGTGCGGCAGCGGCAAACCCAAATACGAACGCTATAAACGCTACTCGTCACTTGGGCATGATTCCAGAAGGTTACTTTATCAATCGCAGGTTTACGGATACGAACTCGTATTTCATTAAGACGGATGTTCCTAATGGTACGAAAATGTTTGTCCGTTCTCCACTTCAAACAAAGATGGAGCCTGACTTTGATACTGGTAACTTGCGCTTTAAGGCACGAGAGCGATATAGCTTTGGTGTATCTGATTGGCGTGGCTTCTTTGGAAGTGCTGGTTCTTAATAAGAGCGAGGGGGTGGCACTATGTCACCTCCTCCTTTATTACATGGAGAATATAAATGGCTTCAAATATTAAAGTAGCACACAATGTAAGCAGTGATGGTGCAATCATAACAGGATTTAGATTTGTAGATGCACCAACAGTAACACTAGGTGGTGAAGGCGATGGATCTAATCCTCTGCCTACAGTTAATCGTATTGTTGCTATACATACTTTTTCTACTGTTGCAGGTGAAATTGCAATATCAGGTAGTAAACAAATTACAAATAAAACAGCAAAAGGTAATGCTATCCACTATCGGGTAGGTGCTACAGACTCAAATGATATGTACATAGGTGACATGGGTGTTCCTGTTCATGGTATTGTAAGTGTATCTGTATCAGGAGTTGATGCTCCTACGATTACATTATATGTAGGTTAGTATGCCTAATTTTGCTCAATTAAAATCAGATATCCAAGAGGCTTCTGAAAATGATGGCACTGAGTTCACCAGTGCTATTACTGGTTTTATACAACGAGCAGAGTTTCGTCTTGTAAAAGATCTTGATGATTTTGGATTAGATGAATTTACAAATGTTTCTGTATCTGCTGGTAATGCTGGTGCAGTAACTCTTAATGATCGTGTACGTGTAGTTCGTAATGTAAACTATGTAGTTAGCACTGGAACTACCGTTACTAATTTATTACCACGTACTTTTGAATATGTCAAGGACTATTGGCCTGTTAGTGCTTCTACTGGCACACCACGTTATTATTCTAGAAAAGATAATCTTACATTAAAAATAGTTCCAACCCCATCTTCTGTTATTACAACAGAAATACAAACTCAATCTCAACCATTACCTTTAGCATCTGCTACAGGAACAAGTGTAACAACAACTAATTATTTTAGTGAGTATTGTTATAATGCTTTGTTTTATGCTTCTCTAATGGAAGCTACAATGTTTAATAAAGATTGGAATAATCTACAGTTTTGGGAAGCACAGTATGTAGTGCAAATTCAAGCACTACGTAATCAAGCTAGAAGAACAAGACAAGATGATATGGCTCTCGCAGCATCACCTGCTGGTGGCCCAAATACAATACAACCAACAGCACCGTAGGAGAGTTATAATGCCAAAACCAAGAAAAAGAAAAAAAACAATGCTAGAAATAAAACCTGAAAAAATAAAAATAGAACGTCAAGCTGGTGGAGCTTTAAAACCTATTGATCCTGAAACACAACCGGGACTAGCAG